ATTTAAGAAACTGTGCGCCTACCATTGGGCGACTTTTCTTTACTGCTCCTGTTGCTATAGTTTCTGCAATCTTGGCTTTGATTTCTGCAGGCTGTGCAGAGAGATCCACTAGAGTAACATTGCGATTGTAATCGTCTAGCACTCGATGCTCAACTCCATTGTGATCGGTCCACCGCTGGAGCATGAGATTGTTCCAGTTAAATCCCTTTTTATCTCGGTCAGCAAACGCTTCAGTGAGACCAACTTTATTTTTGCTACCTTTGGTCCTAACACCAGGATAGGCGGAAAAGATGTTATCTGTCGGATCACCGCGCATACACTTCTCAAACAAGATCCATTTTGGATCAGGTATGACCTTGGGAGCTTTAGTTTTCTTGTCAATGACCAGTTTACCTTTCTTGTCTAGGATACCTGTTAGCGTGTGTAGTTCATCGGCAATACCGTTATATTGCGAGACATTTTCCGCAAGTAGCTGATAAAAGTCCGTGTCTGAGGATATGATAACGTGATGGTCATTGGGGTGTTGGTGTATAAACCCTGCAATAAGATCATCTGCTTCAAGCTCTGGATGTTGAAGAACCGTGCAATTAGTCTTTTCTGACAGGAACGTTTTAAGGTTATCAAACGCTTCCCAAAATAGTCGATCCTCTTCCTGTTCTGATTCAGTGAGGGCCGCACGAGCGACAGCACGATTCTTTTTGTACGGCTCGTAATAGTCTTTTCGCCAGCTGCGTCCCTCCAAACAGAATACCACATGATCGGCTTTCTGATCCCGCCAAGCCTTATTAACCGAACCAAGGGTAACATGGATAGCGAATCCTAATCTATCCCAAGTATCCGATTGACGGTGGGCCGAATGACGAGCACGAAAAAATGTGTTTGCAGTGTCTACAATTAGATATCTCATGCAGTAATATTAGCATATTATTTTGCTCCAGTCAAGAACAAATTGGATAAATTCAAATTTGATTTTGGTCCGTTGTGTAACTGATCTCTAGCCAAATCGCCAGGAACAGCCCATCTTGAATTTGATTCTATTTCTTCTAGATTAAACTTAAACATTTTCTGTAAGTTGTATACGATATGTTTATTCTTACACAATCTTTGAAAACTATTACAGTCATCTATATACCAAACATGTTGTAATTCTGCGCTAGATGGAATTATGGACTCTATAGAATTTTCATGGTAGATTTCAAATCTATTAGACGTAGGCCAAAGTATATAGACAGTATCAACATCAAAAATTCCACAGACATTGGTTAATATTCTAGCAACGGTGTCAGAACTACCTTGTCCTAATCCCAAGTTTAAAGTTTTAATACCGGTTTGATTTTCTATGTGGTATGGCCAAGTCATTTCGTATGAGATACCTATTCCCATGGTATGACTACAACCCAATGCTATATTAATTTTTTGAGTACCTACGTCTGCAAAATTATGGGTTCGAAATCCTTCATTACTGAATTTGTAAGTAATAGCATTTTGCCATGCAGGGTTTTTTGCAGGAAATTGATCAGATCCTGACCAATCTTCTGTGGTATTTTTCGAGTACCAACTATATGGTGTAGTTTTCTCTTGCCAATAGTTAATCATAGTAAATTTTTAACATGCGAAAGTAAAAATTCTGCCCATTTTCTATGAGCATCTACTCGAAAGTGATATGACGAATTTGATCGAAATCCACGATCCGTTAACCATTTCCAATACGTCATATCGGGATTGTACGGATCAACATATGAGTTGTGCCAATAGACTGGTTCTTGTGTGTGGAAATCGTTGTAAGTATTAAAGAACAAATGCGGTATACTCAAATCTAGTAATTCAGTATGAAAAGCATGTATTTGTTCATGCGCCTCTCGAGTCTTTTCCGGCCAATTTAAATTGAGTATATATTCCTTGTATTGTTCTTTTATTGCACTGGGCCAATCTGATCCAACGCCTCCGGCATTAATTTGCCAGTATACGTCATTGTGTAACCATTCTTCTCTTTCCCAGGTACTCCAACCAATAATAACAAAATCTGGTTTTGTGGTTTCTAAATATGTTCGGGTTGTTCTAATTATTCTAGAATTAGAACTGGCTGACTCGGCATCGCAATGTAGTATGGCAAATAACTCGTTGGCTATGTTACAACCGTAACTTGATCGTTCATTGTCGGGATGTGGAATACGACCTAACGAACGATACAATGAATCGTCTTCGGCGAAGCAATAATCATTTACTGCTTCTGCACCCGCACTATGACTGTCCCCATTTACATACAGTATCACGATATTTCAGATCTACCGTCGCCCAAATCTCTACGTTGTACTATTCTAGATTCCAGTGGTTGATTAGCTTCCCACTGCTCGTAGTTTTCCATAATTACGTTACGACAAATCTCTTGGAACCACTGGTCTACAATTTGAGCATCGTCTCTGCCCTTGTATCCTGCTTTAACAAGTTTAGCAATAAAGATATCATTCCAATCTAATTCAAAAGCACCATTGCCTACGTTGTCTGGATCTAACTCTACACTAACGACACTAACGTATGGCTCTCCTTTTTTTGTGGCAGCTTCTTTTGCACTGGCACTGACTTTAAGTTTTGGTTTAGTAGTAGTATTTTTCGTAGCTGTTTTTGCAGCAGGTTTTTTTGTTGCCATTAAGTTCCCCATTCATTTTTAAATAGCGGTACTTGTAGTCTATCGCTATATCTTACACCATATCGCATGGCTAGCTCTGCTACACGACGATTATTTAATGCATACACACTTTCAACACCGCCAATTGGCATTAGATAAACATCACCCTCGAACCCATGTTCTCTATAAGTCTGTGTGGCATGTAGTGCTTCTTTAACATCGTTCTCTGTAGCAACTACGAATTTTAAATACACATGACCCAGTTTATGATAACTAGCAACAATCTTAGGCTTAATTGCATCCGACCAAACTTCGCCACTGACACTTAGCTTCGGGCTAACACTAAAAGTAATTTCTCTACCAAACGGTGCGTTATCATAATCATACCACGATTCATTTAACCATTGCTCAAACTCTTCAGTGATTTCTTGAGTGCCATTGGTTTCGAACGTTAAATCTTTTAAAGATTGCATTTTAGGATGTGCAAGTAAATCAGGATAAGCACGTTGCCAACCCAGCAACGGTTCGCCTCCTGTAATAACCAAATGTTCGGCTCGCCATTGTTTGTACGGAAGTAATTCTGTAATACGTTCTGCAATAGCGTCACTGGTTAGCATGGGGCTGAGGTCTTTAAATGCAGGATGCCAACTAGCATAACTATCACAACCTGTACTTACTAAAGGTAGCTCATCGTATGACTTAAAGTCACCGACACGTTCTGCAATTGTGTCTGCTTCGGTACTACGTTCACCGTTTTGCATACCAAATCCTGCACACTTAAAGTTGCAACCATAAGTGCGTAAGAAAATACTAGGGACACCCATAAAGCGTCCTTCGCCTTGTATACTATAAAATAATTCTGCTATTTTTAATTTACTCATTCTTTAATTCCTTCGTAGATAGCTGAGTTGGCACCATGTTCAGCACATTGTACCCGAACGCAATAACAACGATTGTTGGTCTTTTCTCTAATCAAAGCGTCAGCAAATACAAAAGCATGTTCGGCAAATTTCTCTGCACCGACACCATCAAATATTCTAATCTCTGCTAGATCCAATGCTTCTAGTTCTTGGAACTTGGCTAGGTGAGGATCATGTCGATCCAAAGCCAACTTGTGATCAAACTTGTCTTCAAGCCATGCTTTGAGCGATTTGAGTCCGCCAAAGTCCACTGCCCAGTTCTTGTCGTCTAAACTATCACATCCAAATGTAAATGTAAACGCTAGACTGTAACCGTGTAGCAAATGACAGTGACTGTGATCTGCATTGGGCTGTCTAAATACAGCACTTAGTCCAATGTTGTGTCCGTAATGTTTTGTTGAGTAATACTTTGCCATGCTAGTTCTCCTATGTTAATTTTAGCATAGGCTTGCAGAATTTGTAAAGCGGGATGAATGCCATAAAGGCCGCTGTGTGGAATAATATTTATACTGTTTCTCTAGCAAGTCGTTCCATTTGTTCTTGCAAATTGTTTGCGGTAATATGTTCAAAAAATTTCATTATAAACATGCTAGCAGCACTTGCGTCATCACCGTGGAAGTGCAATCTGGTGCCTCCGG